GAAGGCTTCGGACCTGAAGCTCATGACAACGAGCACATTGACCCACTTACGGGGCTGGATGAACGAGATAACCCAGTAACCGGCACCAGAATGATTATTTGAACGGAATCGCAGGGCCTGTCTCCGTAGGCAGCTTTGGCATCTCAGGCATCTCAGGAACAGGCACCTGCTTGAGGATTGTTTCTGTCAGCTCTAGCTTGAGTTCGCTGGCGTAGTTTTTGACCATTGACGGCACACGGGTGTAAGCCACCACGCCCACCACAGCCATCGTTCCAGACATCACAAAGCCCAGAACACCCAGCAGATTGCAGATCTTTTGCATAGCAAAAAGGCCCCAGTGAAGGGGCCAAGAAACGTGTGAGGTTCCAACCAGAAGGTAGCTCAGAAAGAGAACTTGGCGCCAGTCTTGAAACCAAGGCCAACCTCGTCGCCGGTGCTGAATGACACTTCGCCGTAGAGAGGACCACCGCTGATACCAGCTTTGCCAGTCAGCTCGATCTCTTTGTCGCCTGCATCAGGGAAGATTGCAGCAGGACCAGCTTGGACGTAAGCACCGTTGTCGAAGTCATAACCAATGTGACCTTCGAGAATGCCTGAACCCGTTCCAGAATCCAGCCCAGCTGACATGTTCAGTTCAGGGTTGACGTACCAAT